GAAAATACTTTATTAATTGTTAATCAACCTTGGGTACAACTTCCTGATAACCCATTTGGGCAACCTAAGATAAAGAGCAAAGGAGGTGAAGCGATTTGGTTAAATTCTTCTTTAGTTTTCTTATTTGGTAATCAAAAAGATGCGGGTACTACCACTATAGCTGCAGTTAAGAACAAAAGAAAAGTAAAGTTCGCGTCCAGAACAAAAATATCGGTAATGAAAAATCATATTAATGGATTAGGATATGCGGATGGAAAAATAATTGTAACTCCTCACGGATTCCTAGCAGGTAAAGAGAGTACTGAGGAAAAAAAATCAATTGAAAAATACAAAAGTGAGCAATCTGAGTATTGGAAAGAGGTTATCGGAGTTGAAGGTGACTTTAAGTTAGAAGAAGAAAAAAAAGAACAGTAACAATTTAACACAAATAAAGTGGTTAAAACATTATTAATTGACGGAAATAATTTATTTAAAATAGGTTTTCATGGAGTAAGAGATTTCTACCATGACGGAAAACATATTGGAGGTTTATATCATTTCGTTAACACAATCAAAAAGTTTCTTAATGAACACAATCATGATAAAGTGATTGTGTTTTGGGATGGGGAAAATAACTCATCCCAAAGAAAACTTATTTCACCAGAATATAAGGGAAATCGTAAACAGACATTAAACGAAGCTAAAAAGGAATCGTTTGAATGGCAGGTACAGCAAGTTAAATCATATCTTGAAGAAATGTTTATCAGACAAGTTTCTGTTAAAAACACTGAGAGTGATGATTTAATCGCATACTACTGTCAAATATCTGAAGACGAATATAAGACTATCTATTCTTCAGATAAGGACCTCACACAACTTATCTCTGATAAAGTGGAAGTGTACCAACCGATGAAGAAGATAACCCTTAGAAATGGAGATTTAGTACCTCTAAAGGATATCTCAATCCCACATGAAAACATAGCAACATTTAAAATCATATCTGGTGATAAATCAGATAATATTGATGGTATCAGATATATGGGTGAAAAAACATTTGTTAAGTTATTTCCTGAAATAGTTGATAGTGTCGTAACTATTGATGATATTTTAAAACATGCGGAGGAACTACATAAAACTGATAAAGACAATCGAGCACTACAAAATTTACTCTCAGGAAAAACAAAAAGAGGAATTTATGGTGAAGAATTTTTTATAATCAATAAAAAACTCGTAGATTTGTCTCAACCATTATTAACCGAGGAATCAAAAGTGATTATTGAAGAATACCATACAGAAAATTTAGACCCTGATGGTAGAGGATATAAAAACCTAATGAGAATGATGATGAGTGATGGAATTTTTAAGTATCTACCAAAACATGACAACGCGTGGGTTGAATTTTTAACCCCTATTATGAAATTAACAAGAAAAGAAAAAAGAAGATTTAAAACTAAAAAACGTTTAATATGAAAGAAAAAACAGAAACAACCAAATTAGAGTTCTTAATGACTCTAAACAACAACTTTGTTGTACAAAGGTATTTTAATGTCAGAGGGTACAATCCTAAGGCGAGGGGAAGTGTTGAACTTTATGATGTAATCAAGAACTTCTCCGAAGTGATTCAAGAGGATTTGAAATTTAAGTCGTCTGACTACCTTGTAGAAAATATTGGTCAAATTATACTCAACCCTGAACTTTTAGAGACTTCAAATACTGAAGGTGATGAGGATTTCAACATATATCTTAAGATAGGTGATGAGACAATTTGTCATAGAATTTGGGACGCTAAATTATACCCACCTAAGACTAGATACACTGTGGACGTACGCCCACACCTAAAAAAGTTCCTTCGTAACTTAACTGACACTTTTTCAAGTGAAAATTTAACTTACGAGTACCTAGAGTATTCACTAATTCACCCATATTTATAATTTACAAACACAGATTAAAACTCAAGAAATATGTCAAAAGAAAAGAATTTTGGTTACCTCGGTAATACATTTCAATTACAAATACTTAACAATATTATCCTTTATAAGGATTTCGCAAGTTCTATTGTAGATGTGTTGGAACCTAAGTACTTTGACAATCAATATTTTAAGTTAATCATGCAGATGACCAAGGAGTATTATCACAAATATGAGCACGCTCCTTCATTCTCAACACTCGAACAAATCACTAAATCTGAAGTTTCATCACCTATGGCTCAAAAAATGGTCTTAGATATGATAACTCAGGTAATTGAAGCACCTGAAGATGGGTACCAATACGTTCAAGAAAAGGCGTTAAAGTTCTGTAAACAACAAGAATTACAGAAAGTTATGTCTAAAGCTCAAAAAATTATCGATAAAGGTGATTTCGAATCTTATGACCACTTAGAAGAGATGGTTAGAGAAGCTTTACAAGTTGGGGAAGTCGATACGGGAACTGCAGATGTTTTTTTTAATTTAGATGAGGTATTGGATGATGATTTTAGACACCCAATTCCTATAGGTATAACTGGTATTGATAACTTACTAAAAGGTGGGTTAGCAAAAGGTGAAATTGGTGTTATTTTAGCTCCGACAGGTGTTGGTAAAACTACAGTTCTCAGTAAAATTGCAAATAATGCATTTAACTTAGGTTATAACGTATTACAAATATTTTTTGAGGATAATCCTAAAATTATACAAAGAAAACACTTCACTATGTGGACAAAAATTGCACCAGATAATTTGTCATTACAAAGAGAAGAGGTTTTAGAAAAAGTTAAACAAATTAAAGAAAATGCACCTAACAGACTTATACTAAAAAAGTTACCTTCAGATACATTAACGATGAATCAGATAAAGAATCAAATGCGTAAGATGATTGCTGAAGGAATTAAATTAGATTTAGTTGTGGTGGATTATATTGATTGTATAGTTCCTGATAAGAACTTAGGAGACGAATGGAAAAGTGAAGGTTCGGTTATGAGAGGATTTGAATCCATGTGTCATGAATTAGATATTGCGGGTTGGACGGCAACTCAAGGAAATCGTTCTTCAATATCTTCTGAAGTTGTAACCACAGACCAAATGGGTGGTTCAATTAAAAAGGCCCAAGTAGGTCACGTTATTATTTCTATCGCTAAATCCCTACAGCAGAAAGAAATGAATTTAGCAACAATAGCAATTACCAAATCAAGAATTGGTAAAGATGGTATTGTATTTGAAAATTGCAAATTCGATAACGAAATGATAGAAATTGATACGGATAGTAGTGTAACCTTCTTAGGTATGGAAGAACAAAAAGAAGAGAAAAACAAAGTACGTATTCAAGAACTACTACAAAAGAGAAAACAAAGGGAAAGTAAAATATAAAATTTTTTAAAAACAATAGTATATGGACAATCTAATTGATAGTGTCGCTAAAGACATTCGTTATGTAATAAAAAGAAGTGGAGATAAAGTAGTATTTAAATCTGAAAAGATTGAAATGGCTATTTTAAATGCGATGAAAAGTATTGATAAAGTAAATGAGGAAATGGTTGAAAAGATTGCCAGACTCACGACAAAAAGTCTTTTTAGAGGTAATAAAGATAGGGTCCCTAATGTTGATGAAATCCATGATATGGTTGAAAACAAATTAATGGATAATGGACTTAATGATGTTGCGAAGGAATATATTATTTATCGTTCTAAAAATCAACCTAATATTTTTTCTAAAAGAATTAACCTTAAACCTTATGAATATCCAAATTTAAATGAATATGTTGACGCAATTAGACATTCGTATTGGGTCCATACTGAATTTAATTACACATCGGATATTCAAGACTATAAGGTACATTTAAATGAAAAAGAAAAATCTGCAGTTGAAAGAGCAATGTTAGCAATTTCACAAATTGAAGTCGCAGTTAAGTCGTTTTGGGGTGACATTTATAAAAGAATGCCAAAACCTGAAATTGGTAATGTAGGAGCAACATTTGCGGAGTCTGAAGTTAGACACGCTGATGCGTACTCACATCTAATCCAACTGTTAGGACTTAATAATGAATTTGAAAATTTATTAGAAGTACCACAAGTAAGAAGAAGAATTAAGTATTTAGAAAAGGCAATTTCAAACTCTAAATCTGTTGACGATAAAGAGTATTTCGAATCTATAGTGTTATTCTCAATGTTTGTTGAAAATGTATCATTATTTTCTCAATTTTTAGTTATTATGTCATTTAATAAACATAAAAATAAATTAAAAGGTATTAGTAATGCTGTTGAAGCAACATCTAAAGAAGAGAATATTCACGCAGAATTTGGTTTTGAGTTAGTAAATTTAATTAAAAAAGAAAACCCAACTTGGTGGACACCACAATTAGTTGAGGATTTGATTATTTCCACTAAAGAAGCGTATGAAGCAGAAATTGAGGTAGTTGATTGGATTTTTGAAAAGGGTGACTTAGAATTTTTAACTAAAAAACAAACGATGGAGTTTATTAAACATAGATTCAATGTATCTTTAAATTCCATTGGAGTTGATAGTATTTTTGAGATTAATAAAACTCTATTAGAAACAACAGAATGGTTTGATGATGAAATTTTAACTACAAAACACACAGATTTCTTTAACAAACGAAGTATTAACTACAGTAAAAAACAAAAATCGATAACATCTAACGATTTATTTTAAAACAAAATAATAATAAAATAATAATATGAAAAATAGAAAACCTTTTAATTGGATTAATGAAGAATCAGTTACGTTTCTTCGTAGAGGTTATTTGAGTGAGGGTGAAGAACCTTTAGATAGAATAAAAACAATTGCAGAACACGCAGAAAAACTATTAGGTAAAGAAGGATTCGCCGATAAATTTTACGACTATATGAGTAAAGGATGGTATTCACTATCATCACCAGTATGGGCAAATTTTGGTAAAGAAAGAGGATTACCTGTTAGTTGTTTCG